TCACGGTCATCGCCAAGGCTCTGCTCGTAGGCTTGAGGCGTGCCTTCTGACCACTTGCTTATAGTCTGAAAATCAATCTCGTCACCGATAGTAACTGTCTGGTCTGGCTTAAACTTCTGGAGAAACTTTGCAATGTTGTTTGTCAGATGCACGTCCTCGAAAGGTACTTGCAGGTCTGACAGGATTACTATGCGTTTCATCTAGTCCTCGTCATCGTCCTCATAGGGGATATTGTCGATTCGATTAGGTAAGTTAGGAATAATCCAATCAGGGAAGGTTTCACGATCTGATAGCAGCCAGAAGGCATGAGTCTCTGTGAACCCTGCTCTGCGTAAAGACTTGTAATACTCGTTCATTGCTATGCAGTAAGCATCAAGCGCAGAATAAGTATCAAGGTCTATGACTGGTCGCTTCCTTGCCATGTCAATAATTATCTATCTAAGAGTATGTTGTAAATCTCATCGACACGCGTATGAAGGCGCTTAATTTCTGCAAGTAAATGGGTAATGACGAAGCCGGATAAGCCGCCAACGATTGCCAAGCTTGCAAAGTAAAGGGTAAAGAAATCCTGTTGTGTCATTTTTTCTTTTCAACGGTATCAACCGCAGCCTCAAGCGAATCAACCAAGATGTCAGCAATAGCCTTCTTAGCTCGGTATGACTTGATTGCCTGTCGGATTACAGGGATTGCAACGAGCCCAAGAGTTGCGTAGATAAGTGCTTCCATTATTTACCGCCTAGCATCGGGATATTAAAGAACGAATCATCTGAATCGCCTTGCTTAGTGAAAGAGATATGGCAATGGTGGTCATGCGGATTGATTCCAGAATACTTGCGCCAGCGCCACCCCATGCGAGGGGAAGCAATCTTGCCTGCGAATATGATGTAAGCAATTCTCTTGTCAGACTTTGCTGCGTGTCGAATCTGATCTGCAAGGTCAGGCATGAGGTCAGGCTTTTTCTTTCCAGCCAAATCCCTGTCAATATCAATGGCTCGGACGATACCTTTTGCATCAGGATTGTGGTCAGAAGGACGCGCTGAATGACGGGTATCGCCAATCCACCCATCTGAGGTTCTATCTCTGTCCGAGTAAGTATCATCTATCTGAAGCCTTAACTGTTGTCCGGCTTTGCATAACTTAGGACTCATCTAGAACACTCTTATGTTCAGGATTTGAACAACGCCATTGTTTGTCATTGTTGAGGATTAGCTCATCATGTCCGCACTCTGGCATTGGAGCTATGAAAGCATCGTCGATTGGGTCATAGGTATAACCAACCGCTGCATAGTTATAGCGAATCTTTCCATTGTAGGAAGTACGCACGCAGGTCTGACCTCTGAAGTTGGAATACCAAGTCTCAGGGGCTAACCCTTCAATAAGTTCTGTCTCATCAATGCCGACAATAACCTCGGTCACGATGTTAGATTCATCTAAGAACGCGTAATGTGCCATTAGACCCAGCTCACATTTCCTGTGCCAGCAGTAATTGTTGTTACTTTGTTAGCTCCTACAGTTGTTGTTGATCCTGTTAGACCCGCGCCAATAGTAATTGAGTTGCTACTTGGATAGCGCAAGATAACAACTCCAGAACCGCCAGCCAGACCGCCGTTAAAGTTGTAACTGTCTGAACCACCGCCACCTGTGTTGGCTGTTCCTGCTGAGTTTGTACCACCGCCGTCTGTGCCTGTGCCTTGTTGATTCTGTCCAGCACCGCCACCGCCACCTGCGCGTCCAACCGAACTTCCTGTAATTGATGATGAAATTCCTGCACCACCATTACCACCAATGCCTGAAGCACCTGACTGACTTGTACCTGGAGCGCCTACGCTGCCAGCACCACCGCCACCGCCTGAAGCTCTACCATAGGGATTTACATAATAACCAGTTCCACCTGCGTAGCCTTGAGTTGGAGATGAAGCTGTACCACCTAGACCTGTTGTACCACTTCCACCGTTACCACCGCCACCGCCTGAACCGCCAGCGTTACCATTAACAGAAACTCCGGTAAATGCGTAACCTGAACCACCGCCACCGCCGGTTGATGTAATTGTTGAGAAAATACTGTTTGAGCCGTCTCCACCGATGTAGCCACCGCCACCGCCGGTTGATGCGCCACCTGCACCACCAGCGCCAACTGTTACTGTGTAATTAGTAGATAACAATAATGATAACGGACTTGCTGCTGAACCACCGCCGCCTTGTGTGCCTACTGAAGTTCTGTAGCCACCGCCACCGCCGCCTGCTCCAGCTTCACCACCTGAACCACCGCCGCCTGCAATTACAAGATAATCAACTGTAACTGAAGCTGGAACCGGAACATTGAAAAGTCCTGCTGTAATAGCACCAATCATTACGCAATTGCTCCTGCGACATACCAAGTATCTGTTGCTGTCTTAATGCAGACTGCTGTCTTGTACTGAGCCAAAGTTGGAGAAGCTGCAACTGCACCTGCTGACAGAACTGTTGTTGTGCCTGAAGTGACTGCTGAGATTGTGACTGTTCCAGCGCCCTTGTTAAGAACTGTGATTGCTGTGCCTACTGGGAAGGCTACAGAGGCATTAGTAGGAATCTTAAATGCTACGGCTGTTGCTTTGTTCATAGGTACTAGGACTTGATAAGCGTCATCAAGAATTGCTGTGTAATCTGCTGTCTGATCTGCATCGACTGTAAAGGCTACTAGCCCATTAAACATTGCAGCTGTCAGGATATCTCCTGTTGCCGCTGGCATACCTTGTGTCATTTATATCTCCTAGTAAGTCATTGCACTCACGCCAATTATACCGCGTTCTGTGCTTCCTATGATGAATCCATCGACGATGGGCTCAAGTGTTGTAACTGTGCATTGCATTGAGTTAGGGCTAATCTCCCACTTCAATCCCTGCACTTGCAAGGTCTTGGTGATAAGGCTGCCATCGGGCTGTATATTCTGAATCCGGACATTGGTGAAGTAATCCAAGCCAATCATTGTGTCAGTTGGAACTGCTGGGTCTAAAAGATCAACAGTCATGGCGTCAATGCGGATAGTGGTTTCAGCCCTTGTTGCCACCACCGTAGCAGCGATATTGAGGGCATTAGCGTCAGTATCAATAACTAGGTCTTGGGCTGAGAGTTGGTGTTGGAAGTATTTAGTGGCGCTGGCTGAGTTAATGTAAATCTGAGGAGTGCCGCCTATGCGCTGCATGCTGGCCTTGTTGATGATGAGCTTGTCATCGAAGGCGAATACAAGCTGCTTGTAAGGGATACCGCCGGTTTGATTAAACTCAATAGGAGTGCCAGAGATAGATGAGGCTACTTGATTACGGCTCTTGAATATGGCTGTGCCAGCACCGTCCATGTAGAACGCACCCTGCTCAGAGAACTCAGCGTTCTTGATTGCATCGAGGGAAGTTCTAAGAGTTCCTGGGTCTGCCTGGCAGAGAGAGTTGCCTGTCGAGATAGTTCTCATGTTGGCTGGAAATTCCACCTGGTCAAGAATTTTGCTTATGCGTGTGCCAGTTGCCTGCCCTGCGCCTGAATCTGTGACAGTTGTGACTTGTGCAAGATTGAATAATCTAAAGCCGTCCGCTGCATAAATATCTACATAGCCTACGTTCTCAGCCTGATCATAGAAATAGCGATACTCGGTTGTATAACCTGAAAATAAGAACTCCTGCGCTGTGGCTGTTGTAGCTGCCACGCGTATCTTGCGAAGCGGAACTAAGAATGGGTAATAGATAGAGTTTACGTTCTGAGGGTTCCAAGAGCCATCGTTGTCAAAGACACGGATAACTGCTGTGCCAGCCTGGTAGGTGTCAGACTGCACGTTGCGACCATTATCAATAGTAATACTGCGAACACTAGGAGTTAAATCAACAATAGGTTCTGGGACTGTAGAGCCAGCAAGTGTGCCAGTACCTAGAATTCCATACTTAGCGTCACCAATGGTAAATGGATAACCAAAAGTAGCACCTGATGAGAAGTCGAAGGAGACTGAGATATTAGCTGGCAGCGCCATGGTTATCGACCAGTTCTATTTACTGATGAACCAATGCCTGAAAGGGAAGTATCCTGTAATGCTGTAGCAATAGTTTTGCCATCAATCTGAACAACCATCTGAATCGGCCCAGACATATTAGAAGCTTCCTCTGCTCTGCGCCAGCTTCCAGGTGTTGATCTAGGGAATGGTGTCACATTGGAGTCAGGGACTTGAACCGTTTCAGGGAATGAAGGGTTATTGTTCCAACCTAAAGAACTATTAAAGGTAGGGTTGCCTGTAACTACAAGAGCTGCTTTCTTTGCAAGCATATCAAGATAGGTGTCCCATGACGTAAAAGGATTCTTTGCATCTGGAAGGCTTGCAAGATAACCTGCTAAATCTTTCCCTAAGCCTTGAGCCTTGGCAATCTCAGCCGTAAGAGCTTGAGCTTCTTTAGTATTGCCAGTAATCAAAGCGAACTGAAGTTCTACGCGCTTACGATCCTCATCGGACAATTTACCCTTAAGAGCAGCAATGAGTTGCACCTGCTCTAGGTCAAAAATTGAACCGGCCTTTTTAAGTACAGCCTGCTTCTTTTGTTCTGCTGTAAGAGCCTTAGTTGCTTTAAGTTGTGCATCACTAAGTTTCTTTAAATCTGCCTGGCGTTTTTTCTCTACTAAGTCAGCGCCAGTTGAGCCGCCGCTGCCACCCATAAATCTACGGCCTGCTCTTGGTCTTGGCTCAGTAGAATTACCTAGCGCTGCTAGTTGCCCTAAGAGACCGTACTTAAAGTTAGCGCTCAGTAACTTACCTAGTAAGCCACCTGAGACTGCTTGATCTACTGCTGTGAACTTTCCGGCTAGAGCGCCAAGCCCACGCACAACGTCTGCTGTAAAGTTAGATAAGTTGCTCATTGCATCGGCTACGTCTTGAATGTCTCCATCTTTGCCACCAGCTAGAACTAAGGCATCGACTAACCCTTTACCAATTGTCTCTTTAGCGTTCTCTGAAGCAACTGTAAGAATCTGCAACTTGCCTGCATAGGTATCTAGGAACGCTGCGTTAGCCCCTGAGAACTGAGCATTGAATCGCTTCTGGACTTCTGTGAATGAGACAGTTGTAAGCTGCGCTTTAGTAAGTCCTAGGTTGTATTTTCTTAGTCCTCGAGTGTTTCCGTTGTAAGCGTTGGCTATATCCTGCGCAACGGTTGTGAGTTCAATTCCAGTTGCTCTTGAGGCTTCAATAGCCATAGTCAGGAATTCTTGAGACTTGGTTAATGATCCTGTTGTTGTTAGCAATGCCTGCAAAGCTGGTCTTAAACTATCGTCTAGGACTGCTGAGGTCTGTTCTAACTTAGAGATGTAGTTCTCAATATAAGGCTGTGCAAAGGCTAAGCCAAGATTATTTACTGCTGTAGCAAGTCGAGTAGCTGCTGCCTCGTCCTCTACGAAAGCCTTAAGGGAAGCCTTACCGAATTGAACAATTTTAGTAACGGCAAAGACTGAAGCAATCTGCTTGCCTAGTTTACCTACTGCCTTGTCTAGGTTAGAGGTGGCTTTATCGGCTTCCTTAAATGCTTTTTTGCCACGGAACTCAGCGGCTAAATCAATTCTTAAGTCTGCCATTAGACCTTATCCTTCATTGAGTTGAACTTATCTCTAGCCTTAAAGATTGCCTTAACAACGCCATCTTGAGCCTTGCCACGATCGTCCTCAAAGGCTCTAAAAATTGCGCGGCCTGTCATCTTTTGACCCTTGCCTGCTAACTGACCACCGAGGCGAGGAGTGAAGTTGCCTGTAACGCCTGACTTACGTCCTGCTGTTTCATAGATAGCGCCTGCTGCGCCTTTGTTAAATATTGAAGCCAAGGAAGCAAAGCCCTGGCGATTAGGCTTAGAAGGTGTAGACCTGAAGCTGATGCCTCTGCGAGCTTCTGCTGCATCATAATAACGATTAGCCCAGCGACCTTTAGCACCATCGCGCTTGAGCCAGCCTGAAGGTGCTTCGTCATTAGAAGGCAGGAATCCTCGAGCAGCTCTAGTTACAGGCTTGAGAAATGAAGCAATCTCCTTGCTAGTTTCCTTAGCCAAGGTTGGTTCAACTGCCGCCAGTGCCTTACGAAGTGCGACCGCGCCTTGCAGTTTTACTGGCATCGCTTCGCTCCTTCGCTATGTCCCTTAGGACTTCTATATGTGCCTTGAAAGCCAGAGTCGGAAGTTCGACAATGGTGTTGAAGGGAACTCCATACTCGTAACTCAAGCGAGCTGCGAGATAGGTGAGGGAGTTCCTATCTACCCTAAAGGGTCAGACTCTAAGACCTCAACTGACTTGAGAGTCTCAAGGAACTGTTCCCCGAAAGGTTTGACCGTTTCAC